CTGTTTTGCCTGCATTAGCTAGTTTTGGCAAGTTTATTGTTAGTATCCCATCTATGATAAATGGTGCTATTGGGTCTGTAAATGATTGGATAGACGCACATGCGGCACTAGTAAGCGCAGTAGAAACAGCAATAGAATACATTGGTGTGGTAATCGGCGTAATTGGACTATACAGACTAGGCGTATATGCAACGATGGCGGCGCAAACAGCGTGGACAGCCGTAACAGTAGGCACATCAGCAGTTATGACAGCTATAACAACAGTGACCGAAATTGCTACAGCGGCGGTTGCTTTGTTTAGTAATGGGTGCTTTTTAGCTGCAGGAGCAGAAGCGGCAATGTCGGCAGGGTTAAATATATTAATTGGTACTGTAGTTGTCGTAGGTGTAGCAGTAGCTGCATTAGCCACGGCATGGTATACGAATTTTAATGGCATTAAGGATGCCACGGCAGGATCAATAAATGCAATTGCTCAGGCATTTACCGCACTATGGGAACATTTAAAAAACATTGGTTCGGGAATTTTCAACGTATTAAAAGGCGCACTAGCGTTAGACCCTGCAACAATACAAGCAGGCATCGATCAAACTGTTAGCGGTTGGTCAGGTGCAATGACTGATATTGGTAATATAGCTAGTAATGCATGGGAAGGTGTTAAAACTGGTGGTATTCTTGCATTTGAAGGTGTAGCTAGTAAAGCGAAAAGTATTATGTCGTCAGTGACTGGTGGTGATAATACTGGAGGCGGGGATACTGGAGCAGGAAACCAACTTAGTCCAACCGATAGTAAAAAAGAAAAAGACAAAGGCCCTTCACCATATGAATTAGCTAAAAGTAAATATGAAGCTGAAGCTGCTAAAGCAGAATCGGATGCAGAAATTTCAGGGCAAAAGTATACTAACGATCAAAAACTAGCATTATACTTAAAACTTTTATCTGATGTACAAAAAAAGACCGAAGAACAAACAGACTTTACTAAAGGTCAATATGAATTGCAATCAGCGGCCTTTAAAGAAAATTCAGATTTAAGAAAAGCAACTTTGGAACTGGAAATTGCACAGGGCAAAGCCAACACCCAAGAAGCGTATGAAAAGAACATTACAATATTAAAGGATATATCAGCTCATACTTTGACTGGATCAGTTGAAAGAATTGATGCCGAAAAAGCCGTTCTTGATTTTGAACAGCAAAACATTACTAAAATGATGGCGCTGGATAAGAAAAAGCTGGACAATGATCGTGAAATTGCAGAACAAGGCTTAGCCATTAAAGAAGAAAATATAAAACAACAATATGCTCTAGGGCAAATTTCGCAGATTGATGAGATTAAACAGTTGAATTCTTTGGCGGCTACGAAAAGAGGGTTAGAAGAAGAAGACTTACAAGATCAAATATCTATGCTGGATACTATAAAAGGGTTATATCCTGAAATGAATGCTTTTATAGTTGCACAACAGGAGCAACTTAATGCACAGTTGAGCTCATTGAGAGCGAAAAATTCAGTTGATGCTACAAAAAACGCGAACCAACTAACTACTATCATGGTTAAGCCTTGGCAAGATCTTAAAACACAAGTACAGGGCGTTATGTCGCAAAACATTGCCAAAGTAATGGAACAGACAGAAACTGTAAGAAGTCTTTTTCAAAATATGACTAAATCAATTCTCGATAGTATTGTACAGATGTTTGCAAAATGGGCATCTGAAGCGATAATGAACGAAGTTACACAAATTGCCACTGGTAAAGCAATTAAAGCCGCTGCTGATGGCACAACACAGTCAACACTTACTGGGCTTGAAAGTACTATGGGAATACTTGTATTAATTGCTGGCATTCTCGGTTCCATGGGTGGTGGTAGTGGATCAACAGTTACAAACGTTCGATCTAGTAACTCTTACTATAGTTCTAAATTGCCTAGTTATGCAGTTGGTACAAACAACGTTACACATGACCAAGTTGCTCAAATCCATAAGGGCGAACGGATTGTTCCTGCTAGTCAAAATAATTCTGAATCTCTTGGTAATATGTTTGGTGGCGGTTCTGACGGTGCTAGCATTAGTCACAATCCTACTTATAATATTTCCGCAATGGATGGCAGGAGCGTTGAAAGAGCATTAGCTAACAATTCTAGGCAAGTTACTAAAGGATTGCAAAGGGTGTCGCGTAGTTTAAACACTCCAAACCCTAGTAGATGGGGAATAACCTAATAAAAAAGCCCCTAACTTAGGGGCTTGCCATCTTTGCCAGAATCGATAATTTTTTTCCATTCGCTTTCCATTTTAGATGGCATTATTATCGTGACAGGATTGTGGTTACTATAATTAATACGCATTGTTATTGTTTTGGAATTGGAGATTTTATCTATAACATCTTGCGGTACTTCAGTTACGATTTGTGTAGATAATGAAGATGCGCCTAACATTGAACTTGCAGAATTAACGGTTTTTAGGGGATAAATAGTATCGTCATTATCAAATTTAAATTCAACGGCTTGGTTAGCAAAAAACCACCACTCGCTTTCCACAAGGTCTATTTCCATCCGATAAAGTATGGTTCCATCTTTTTCAAAAAGCTTACGAAAAGAGAAATCATCAATATTGCTTTCGATTTTACTTGTCCCTTCAAAACTATCCTCAGTTCGTGATATCTTAGCATCAGCAACAGAGAAACCAAGTATAAATACCATCACGCACATAGTTAAAATAATTTTCCTCATATTACCACTCCCTCTTTTATCCCATTCTATATAGTTTGTCCGTAAAAATCAATAAGCATGTAAAAATATGCATAAAAGGAGATGAAAATAATGGACATAAAAGAACTTATTAAAGAAAATATTAAAAAAATAGCTGAGTTAAATATAAAACTAATTGAACGTGTTTATAATGGCAATTTTGATGTTGAATTAATCAAACAAATTAGGGAAAACGCCCAGGTGTTAGTTTCTAATGATATAGAAAGTTATTTGTAATTTATTTACCGCGTAAGGTTTCTATTGTTTGGTAAATCATTGTAAAAGCTTTGTTTACTTCTCCTACATAACTCTGATTTACTTCTTCATAAGAGCTTATAGGTCTTGCTTTAATTTTATCTTGTTCAATTATCTTAAGAACAATATTTTGCGCTACTTCTAAAGTTTCGTACATTTTTTCTCCTTTGCCTGGGCGTACAGATACTATTCGTCAAAAAAGAATAAATTTCCTGTATGAATTTACAATAAAAAGGAGGTGCCCATGTCTGATTTAATTTTTCCTCAAATAGCTGGACAAGATGTTACAATATCAAAAACACCTACATTTAAAACAATTACTCAAACGTCAGTGTCAGGCAAAGAAAAACGTATAGCCTTACAATCTTCCCCGCGATGGGCGTTTAAAATTGCATATAACTATTTAATGGATACTCAATCCCCAACCGATGATGTGCAGACATTGATCGGTTTTTTTCTTGCCCGTCAAGGCTCGTTTGATGATTTTTTATTATTGGATGCGCGAAATAATTCAGTGGTGAATCAGGGATTTGGTATAGGTGACGGTATAACTACATCATTTCAGCTTGTACGGACGTTTGGGACGTTTGTTGAGCCTATCATGGGTATTCTTATAGCCCCTGCGATAACTATCAATGGCGTGCCCACTACGGCGTTTACATGGACAACTCATGGAGTGATTACCTTTACTACTATAGTACCGCCTTTAAATGCGGTTTTAGATTGGACAGGTGGCTATTATTACCGAGTGCGTTTCATGCCAGATGAACAGGAATATGAATACTTTGTCCAAAATTTAGCGCAGATAAAAACCGTCGAATTGATAAGTGTGAAGTGATATGAAAAAATGTAGTGCAGCATTACTTAACTTACTTAATACAGCAACAAATTTATGCATGATGGATTTAATCACAATCACACTGACTAATGGGACGGTATTAAATTACACCACTGGAGACTATTCGATAAATGTAAGCGGTACCGTATATACTCCCATGACAATGGACGTTGGAGAGATTAAACAATCAATCGGTTTGTCAGTGGATGATCTAGCTATTACGTGGTACTACAATGCAAATGATACGGTCATGAGCAATGTCCCTATTGCCGAAGCGTTACGATCTGGTGCATTTGACTATGCAATCGTGCAATTATCTCATGTATTCATGACTACTTGGCAATTAGCTGTATCTAGTGATTATGTGCTATTGGATTTCATTGGTAGGTTAGATACGGATTCCGCTGGTAGGACTAAGGCTGAATTAAAAATAAAGTCAATTACTGACCTGTTAAATATTAAATTGCCAAGAGTATTATACCAACCTGGATGCGTTAATGCGCTGTACGATCCTAATACTTGTGGTGTGAATAGAGCAGCGTATACAACGGCATCAACAGTAACAGGCGGTAGCACACAAACAACACTGAATTGCGGATTAACACAAGCATCAGCATATTTTCAACAAGGAGCTGTTACGTTCACAAGCGGGTTAAATGCAGGCGTTATTGCAACGGTTAAATCATATACGCCGGGAGTTGTTAATTTTATGTGGCCTTTACCATTCATGCCTGCTGTTGGTGATAGTTTCACTATTGTTCCCGGATGTGATAGAAGTATTCCAACATGTACGAACAAATTTGGAAATTTTATTCATTATCGTGGTACACCTTATATTCCTGTACCATCAGTAACGGTTTAGGAGGTAGTTGTGGACGAAAAAGAAAAATCAGAACGCGAAGCGGTAGTCACAGAAGCTAAAACATGGTTACATACCCCCTATCATAACTCCGCGAGAATTAAAGGCGTGGGGGTTGATTGTGGGCAAATTCTTCTAGGTGTATTTGAAAATTGCGGATTAATCGAACATGCTGAAACAGGAAATTACCCGCAAGATTGGGCAATGCATCACGATGAACCATTATATTTTGATTGGGTTAAAAAATACACTAAACAGGTAGACAGAGAGCCGTTACCAGGTGATATTTTACTATACCATTTTGGGCGCGCTCCTAGTCATGCGGCTATAGTAATTGATTATCCTATGGTGATTCATAGTTATGTGCAAGTAGGCGTCGTTTATGCTGATGCTGAAAAAGATACCTATCTAACAAGAACACGCGGTAGTGGCGAATCTAGATTAGTTGGTGTTTTTTCTTTTTGGTAAGGGGGTGATTATTTGAGTGGAATATTTGGTAAACCAGCGACAAACACAACAACTTTTAATGGATTGCAAATTCAAACAGCCGTATTCGGGCAACCAATCCCCTTAATATATGGAACCACCCGTTTAAGTGGCAATATTATTGATTATATAGATTTCACCCAAACATCTGGATCGTCTGGCGGCGGAAAAGGAGGCGGGGGCAAGGGTGGTGGAAACTATCAATATTCCGTAGCTGTAGCAATAGGACTCTGCCAAGGGCCAATAAACGGCATAGGTAGAGTATGGGGTGGTAATAGCAATACGGTAATTGGGCAATACAATTGGTCACCTGATGCAGCAACATTAGCAGTAATTAATGCTCAGAATTATGACGACACTGGTGCGGCACTATCAGTCGAAACGGACCTAACGCCATTTTGGGGTACTTTAAACCAATCTCCTTGGAGTTATATGTCTTCAAAACATCCAGAACGAGCATTAACCTACCCTTTATTAGCCTACATGGCAGGATATATATCATTAGGCGATACCAATACAGTTCCAGATTATAGTTTTGAAGTATTCGGAAACTATATTTTCGGGAATGGAATACTTGATTGCAATCCCATGTTGCCACTCTATGATGCATTAACGAACCCTGTTGGCGGGGCGTTTTATCCAACGCAATACCTAGCAGACATGACAAACTTTAGCAATTATTGTGTAGCAAGTGGAATTTTTATCAGTCCACAAATTACAGATTCTAAAGCTACATCTGATTTTGTTAATGAGGTTATGCAATGCACAAATAGTCAACCTGTAGTCAGTCAAGGGCTACTTTATTTTTGCCCTTATGGAACTGATGCGGTAACGGGTAACGGTGCGACATATACGCCAAACCTAACCCCTATTTATACTTTGACAGATGATGATTATTTATATGCTAACAATGAAGATCCCGTGAAATTGACAAGAGAATCAACAGTTGATAGTTATAACTTTTTAAAAGTCGATTTTTTAAATCGTGCTGATTATTACAATTCCGATATTGCAATTTCAGAGGATCAAGCGGCGGTGGATCGTTATGGTGTGCGCCCTGCCGATTCAGTAAGCCTACATCATATATGCGATGCTGGCGTGGCTCAAATTGCCGCAAATAATATTTTATATCGAATTGTATATCCGAGGAATACTTACACTTTTAAAACGGGATATTTCCCTTTTTGTATGTTGGACCCCATGGATTTAATTGAGATCAACGACAGTAACCTGGGATTAGCTAATCAGCTTGTTAGAATAGTAAGCTGCGATCCTGACGAGCAAAAAGAAATTATATTTACTGTCGAAGAAGTCGGTATAGTAACTAGTGGTGCGGCTCAATATCCGCGGCAGGCAGCCGTTAGGAGCAGTGTTAACTATAATGTTGCTACTGGGAATGTTAATCCTCCTGTAATTTTTGAGGCCCCGTCAGGGCTTAGTCAGGGAAATCTTGAAACATGGATTGCCGCTAGTAGCACAAACCCTAATTGGGGTGGTGCTGACATATGGGTAAGTCAAGATGGGAATACATATAAAAATGTCGGCAGAATAACAAGCGCAGCTAGACAGGGCGTTTTATCTGCCACATTACCTTCTAGATCAGATCCTGATACCACTGATACTTTAAGTGTAAATTTAACAATGAGTAACGCTCAGTTATCATCTGGCACCCAGGCTGATGCAGATAATTATAATACAATTTGCTACGTTGACGGAGAGCTAATTAGCTACGAAACCGCTACACTGACCACATCAAATCAATACAATCTAACCTATTTGCGTCGTGGGGCATATAACACAGCGATAACGCCCCATTCTATTGGATCACAGTTCCTTCGCCTTGATGATGGGGCTGTTTTTAAATACACTTATTTGCCAAGCAATATCGGGCAAAAAATTTATATTAAGTTAACAAGTTTTAATATATTCGGTGGCGCAGAAGAAGAATTATCTGCAGTACAGGCATACACACATACTATAAATCCGTCAATACCTCCTGATGTTCAAGGACTACAAGTTGTTCAATTGTCTAATGGTATACGGCGTTTCTTCTGGCAATTTAATTATCCAGATTGGAATGATATTGCTGGTTTTGAAATTAGGGCTAATCAAGGAAATATGCCCTTTTGGCAGAATGCCATTCCTTTGCATTCAGGTGTTTTAACTTCGCAACCTTTTGAAACTAGCGCAGTAATGAGTGGCACTTGGTCGGTAATGATTAAAGCGGTTGATACGTTGGGTAATTATAGTGCGGGGGTTGCTTACGACATTATAAATCTTGGTCCTGCTATCGTTGATCATTTAGTATATAGTGCTAACTATTACACCCAAGGATGGACGGGAGCAAAAACAAATTGTTTTATAGATGAAAATGGGAACCTTTTAGCTAACTCACCAGGAACATTGATGTTCTCTCCTAATAACAATACTCCAATGTTTACAAGTGCTAACGCACCAATGTTTTCAGCACAATATGGAGCTATAACCTACGTGGATTCTTTTAAGTCTCCGCAAGCTGGGCAGATGTCGATCTCACTTGATTGTGATGGTTCGGCACAAATTTGGTATCGGTCAATGTATCCACAGCCTATGTTTACAGGGGCTAACCAACCAATGTTTAGTGGTGGGGCTAACCCAATGTACACAGCTGGAGAATGGATACCCTACACATCAAAAGTAGCTATTTCAAGTGATACTTACCAGATAATGATCACAATATCAGCAGGATCGCTAAGACCAACAATACGGACACTGACTGTTAATGTGGATTTACCGACTGTTACTGAAAGTATAAATAGTGTCGCTATATCGGCCTCAGGTACGAGATTGCCAATAACTAAAGTATATAATCAAATATTGGACATTAACATCTCAATACAGTCAGGAAGTACCTCAATTGGCTATCAGGTGATAGACTACCAAACAACGATTGGAGCAGGTCCTGAAATTGTATTATTAAATTCTAGTGGAGTTGCGGTTACCGGGACAGTAAGTGTAACTATTCAGGGAGTATAGGAGGAATTATGACAACATACAATAGACCACTCATTACAGATTTATCTAATGGGGCTGAGACGCAAGGAACATTCCAAACTAACGCAACTAATTTAGTCGGCTACTATAATCAAGCTAATTGCCTATGGATGCCTTCATCGTCTTATGTTTTGGGGAATGTGGTATTATCCTCAGCATTGCCTAATCTAATATATGAATGTACGGTTGCGGGGACTTCTAGCTCTTCTGAACCTGCTTGGCCAACACTAGAAGGTCAGACGGTTGTAGACGGTACAGTTACATGGGCAACTAGGAGACAGGGCAGCGCAGGTCCTATGATGCAAGCCTTATATAATGCACCACCCGCTACGATCACAAGTGCGAGTGGGGTATTAACCTTAACTGCTGCATCAAATTACTTTATTGCCAATGGTATTGAAGCAATTACCAGCATAACTGGGATAACAGGACCACCAGCAATTCATCCAGCGGGTAGTCTAGTTCAGATAAGGTGGAACACGGCAAGGACGCTGACAAATTCAGCGTCTTTAATTATTCAAGGCGGGGCAAACAGGTCTACTCAAATTGGAGATATTGGAGATTATCAAATTGAGGCAGGTGGCGTAGTCAGGGAAGTTGGTTATTTTTATGCGACTCCTGTTAATGCAGGGGTTACTCCTGGGATAGCCAATTATATATCAAGTGGTAGAAACTTCTCATTAGATGCCACTCCATTGAAATTGGATATTGCTAGTGGGATTGATTATATCTCATCAAACACCGTAAATATGACAGCTAATAGCCTGACCTTGCCAGCACGTATGGCATCCTTAATAGTCGATCAACTTGCAGGAGTAACAGCAGCTATATCAGCAGCTCTACCTGCAATTGACGCTTATACAGTAGGAAGATGGGTATTTAATCAAACAGGGGCAGGGGCTACAATTGCCAATAGCGCTGTAGGAGTTAATGGTAGTCCAGCTGTAGCTAATGCCCTAACGCCCTCTGGAGGATTGTCCAGTGTTGATGGTATGCAGGATTATGCTATACAAGGGGATGGATTATCAGGGGATTATGTAAGTGCCAATTATACAGGATTTCCTGTAGGTTCATCTCCACGTAATCTTAGAGTTGAATGGACTTGCCGAAGTATCACGGAAATAAGTGTAATTGGAGGATATGGTACAGGAACAACGCAATTTCTAATATTAAATAATGCGGGTGTTCTGAATTTTAGTGATAATTCGTCTCCGCAGACCACAGGATACACTTTCGCAGTGGGGCAAACTTACCTAATTGAAATGGGATACGATGGGGCAAACCTTATATGTTTGATAAATGGTAAGCAAATATGGAAAGTTGCCTATACAGCAGCTACCAACGCGGGAGCCTTAGCGGTTCTAAAGTTACCCACAAGTGGTATAAATTTCTCTAATGGTATACTTCACTTTATTGACCTTCGCACCATAGCCCCAACAGAAGCAACTAGTGGATCAATCGCAAATAAACTCATGCTCCCTTGCAGGTACATAGGATATGCAGGGACTTATCCAACTATAGAAACTGTGGATGCTTCAACATACCATGAGTGGAGATTTGCAGAAGCCAGTGGTACAAACGTAGCGGATAGTCAGACAACAAGCCCACTCACAGGTACAGCGGGTAGTTTAACAAGTATTGTAAACAGTGATATTTTTAGTGGGGCAAAAGCAAGGTTATGTACTGGTGGAGCAAATGGCTATATAACTTTTGGTAGCTACGCTTTCCCTACCGCTTGCACGATTATAGGGGTATTTAATCCGAAAACTTACGGTACTGCAGATCCACTCATTAGTAATAGAACAAGTGGAGGTACTTTAGGAGTAGAAATATCACTAGGAACATTAAATGAGCTTGGTATATGGAATGGGGCAACAAATATCCTTGATGCCACTACAGCAGGATATCTAAATCAAAATGTTCCTAATTTCTTCCTGATGGTTATCTCAGGAACACAGGTAGCCGTATATGTAAATTCCGCTTCGCCCACAAATTTAGTTTTAACGGCTGCTTTAAATGCTACAGCAGGGGCGTTATTATTGAGTTACGATGCTAATGCTGCAGCAGGAATTGCTGGTATATGGGAGTACTTTAATATTATCCCACGAGCCTTAAATCAGTCAGAGGTTACACAATACTACAATGCTCTAATGAATAAAGCAGACAGAACTATAATTGATGATGTTGTACCTACAAATGCTCTATCAATTGGGTTTGCTCAAACAGGTTCAACAGCAATTACAAGTTTTGTTGACAGTTCTAATCCTCAAGGTAGTAATCCTGATTATGCTTATGGTGTACGTTGTGGACTTCAAAGTGCTAATAATAAGAGGAAGTTCTTGGGGTGGAAGTATTTCAGTGGTGGGACGCCCCTATCGTGGAATAATCCTTTTGGAACTAGAAAAGTTAAGCTCACTTACGTATGGGCACAGGATGCTAATGGTACAAATGAGAGTGATACTGAACCTTGGCTTGAATATTCTAATGGAACTGACTATGGTCTTAGACTGGGGTATAGTAATTCCCCCTCTAATAGGATCTCAATTTATGTAAGTGCTAGTGGGGCTATTATATTTAATGGCGCATGGCAAACCAGTGGCTACATCGGATGTTACGCAGAGGTAGCATTAGAAATTCCAAGAGAATAAGGAGGAAATAATATGGATATAGAAACCTTACTAGAACAAAAAGAAGATCAACTACAGGAAATCGCTAACAAGCATAAAACCATTCCTGTTATTGTTGAAATTATTGCTGAATATATTTTGCGTGGCTATCCTTTTGATGAATTTACGTTTCATCCACGTAGATCACCCGAAAATATTGAAGAAATTATTGGTGATGTAAAATTAATATTGGAGGAAAAATAAATGTGGTATAACAGTGTAACAAATCAACTTCAAAGCAATCCACCTTGGGATGGGTATCTCAGCCCTGCAATGATTGTAGAGTCGTATCCAGAATGGACACAGGTAGCAGTGGGGTTTGTGCCCCCCGTGCCTGCCCCGACTAAGAGTCAACAACTCACAGCATTAACAGCATCTTATACTCCACAGCTTCAGGCATTACAATTAGCAACAGGGGCAGCACTATTGAATAATGCTGCTTTAATGACCGCTGCTGACTTTCCAACTTTTATATCTTTATTATCAGCAGCCATAACCCCTTTGCAACAGCAAAATACTGATTTGCTAGCGCAGAAAAAAACACAACAAGGAGTGATTTTAAGTGGCAACAGCTAAACCAATGATGGCAAACTATTATCCTTGTCCAGCGTGTGGACATATCCCTATGGCGTGGGATGCAGATGGAAGTATAACTGGTGCAGGTGTTCCTTGCTGGTATTGCACGGTGTGCGGTGATATCGAGATCGACAATCCACTAATGCCTGCCCCTAAATAGCTTGCTAGAGGACGTGTTTTTATATAAGACGCATAGGGCGTCTATTTTTTATGTGGAGGTTTTTAGATGGTAAATAAATTTAATGAATGGTTAGCTAGTAAGCTTGCAGATTACCTCTGTACCATGGCGTGCTTTTATGGGGTTGTATTTTTAGTCACAATCCCACTAAGATGGCAGACCCCAACGGATGTGGTAGGTTGGATTAACTATCTAGTACAGACGTTTTTTCAAGGTGTGGCACTACCGATATTGGGGTTTGTAGGGAAACAAGCTGGGGATAAACAGTTAAAATTACTGCAAGAAACCCATGATGTAGTTATGAAATCGCACGATGAGTTGCATCTTAAATTAGATGCAATTATCGGCAAGTTAGAGGTGACTCATGGCTCCAAATAATGAAGTTGCTATCCTCAACTCAGTTAATACAGCGAATGAAAACATTCTAAAATTAGTTGAAACAGTGGGCGAATTAACAGGCAGGCTTGATGCAAAGGAAAAATCTTGTCAAATCTGTAATGCCGACAACCAGAACGACCATAACTATATATTTCGCGAACTGAAAGAGTCTCAAAATTGGAGAGCTGCGCATGACGCCGCTGAAAAAGCAGAGGAAAAGGTAGCCGTTCAGCAGGATCAAAAAAGTTTATCAACTTGGCAGAAAATCGCAGCTGTTGCAACTATATTTGGTGTGCTAATTGGTAGTCTTACAGGACTAGTGGGGTTAGCGAAGTGGGCACTGACAGCTTTGGGGGTTAAATTATGATAGCTGAGCATGTAGAACGTCACACATTGCATGAGGTAGGAATTACCCCTGCTCACGGCGTGCGTAATACCGCTAGGTTCCACAAGTCAAAAAAGAGACTCCAAGAAGACGGTCATAATCAGTGTTATGTATTTGGTTGTAAAAATACCGATATTGAAACTCATCATCGTTATGAATTTAGTTATGAAAATGTGTGTGATTTTAAAAAATTAAAGGAGTATTTGCTCGGGCACGATACTTACGGTTACTCAAAGTTAATGATAAATCTCCCCATCGAATCAGTTGATGATGAGAGGAATTTCGTTAATTATTGCTCAGAACATCATAGGGGTATAGACCAAGCAGACGGCGGAAGTGGGATCGGTATACACGATGTAACCGAGCCCGTTTTTATTGCTCAAATTTGTTGTCTTGATGGATGTTGCCCGATTCCTCAAAAGGGAGAAACACTGGAGCAGGTTGAGGAACGAATTAAAAATATGCAAAGAAGGATTGATTAGCATGGGGAAAATCACACTGACAGACTTAAAAACAATGGCGCAATCAGCCAAGGGCAGCATAAGTAAAATTTACCTACATTGGTCCGCAGGGCATTATGGTGAGCAATTTACTGATTATCATATCCTTATTGATCAGGATGGAACTTTATACGCAACTACGAACGACCTCACAGCCGTATTAGCCCATACATACATGCGAAACACGGGTGGTATTGGCATTGGCGCAATGTGCATGTATAACGCCACTACAAGCGATTTTGGACCAGAACCGCTTACGAATGCACAAATAGAAGCTATGGCGCAAGTAGTGGCTGTACTGTGTAATGAATTGGGACTAATCCCAGTTGTCGGCTCAGTAATGACTCATGCAGAAGCTGGCAACAACCTTGACGGTGAAAACCCTGGCTATGAAGCAAATGGGTGTCCTAATGGTATTTATGGTCCGTCCCCCAATCCCGATGGCAGTACCGGTGGAGATTGCGAAAGATGGGATCTATGGATATTAAAGCCCGGTGATGCCCCATGGTCTGGTGGTAACACATTGCGGGGCAAGGCAATCTGGTACCAAAACAATGGTATCTAATCTAATCGAAAATCATATGCCAAAAATCATAGCAGACATAGAAAAAAACCATCTCAAACCTTGGGGCGTACAACTTGCCAAGGTTTGAGATGGTTTTTATTCTGCCCGTGAAAATTTAATGAAAGTGGAAAAGGAAAGGAAGTAAACATGGAAAGAATCACATTAGTACGTATTGAAGATTCGGGAGTATTCTCCCAGCCGGACGGATCACCATTGCAAAAAGTAACGGCGATTGAGGTTGATAGCGTTTATCTCACGCCTGATGAATACGTGATCACAAGCAACGGTAATGTTGATATTATTCAGGCCGTACCTGCAACCTCTGTCGTGACAGCGGTAATCAATCATGACTAAAGTAACCGTTATTTTTGTCCATGGTGATTCTCTTGTAGATAAAATAATTGATGATGTTTCAAAGGGCAACTATTCGCACGTTGCAATAAAAATCCTCAATGGAACATTGGAGGCCCTTGGCATGAAGGATGCTACCGACCTCTATGCAGGCGTTTGGATACATGATGCCGACAAGTACGATAATGATCCTAATGCTGTTTTTATTGACGTTGATGTACCTGATTTAGAAGGGGCAGAGACAGAAGCGCGAAAGTTGATTGCTACTCACTACGGCTATCTGGATTGCGTTGTAGGCGGTTACTACGATATAACAGGCAAGCAAATTCCTGCCGATGGTGGCATAACTGCAAATTGCTCTGAAACAGTCACGCTGATTTTAAGGGCAGGCGGTTTTAATGTTTTGCCTGGCGTGGAAGCTGATGCAGTTACGCCAAATGATCTATATAAGGCATTGAATGGGGGCGATTGAGATTGATCCCATGTTAGAAACAGCCATTATTAACATAGTTCAATCAGAACTACAAAAGTCCAGCGTAATAAACCAAATAAAAAATATAATTAAAAAGGGGATAACAATAATGAAAAACTTTAAATTCAACTTACAAAACCATTCTGAGGCTGCTACTAATACGATTGATTCCGCTTCTGTTGCCGCTAGTGCCGCTGAAACTACCGCCGCTAATGCAGTAACTACCATCCTAGATTCTGTCGTTGCTGACACGGCTAACGAAGCTGTAACGACTCCAGTATCGGCTATTCCTGCAATTGACACTGTAATTACGGATGCAACTGCTAAGGTTGTAACGGGTGCTAGTAGCTTAGTTGCTCAAAAACAGGCTGAGATTGTAAATACAAAATCAGAATGGGTTAAAGTTAGAGATTCTCTGGAGTTGTTGGGCATGGGTTCGCTGGCTCATAACTTATTTGATAAGTGGACAAATCGATAATTTAAAACAAGATACGTTAAACTTCAAGCCACTATCGAGCGTAATTGCTTGGTAGTGGCTTTTTTTATTTGCCAATTTTAAAATATCTGAAAATATCTCATTTATTTTGATTAAACACACTTAAATCATGTTGACTTATCTTTCTTGAAATGATACAATATAATCAAGATAAAGAAAGGAAGTGCTTAACATGATAAAACGCGAAATGATGATTCAAGCACATAAATTAGCAAAACAAATGGTAGGTAACTACTCAGCTAGATTAGCATTGGCGTTACGTCAGTTGTGGACTTCTATCAAAAAAGGAGTGGCAACCATGGTTGAGTTAACTGGTTCAGAAAAACAAATCAAATGGGCTACTGATATCCGCACCAAATTGGTAGAAAAATTCACTAAAATGGAAAAATTATTTCAAGAATGTGAAGATGCCAATAAAGGATACAATGACAGAAAAGGTCGCAATGCTGGATGGTATGAATCTTTTGTAACAGTAAAAAACATCATGAATGAATTAAAAATTGAAACATTCAAAAACAGCAATTCAAAATATTTCATCGAGTGCAATACGACTGAAAATGCAGTACGCTCTATTACAGAACAAATGGACTATTGTGGAAATGCCGACTATGTAGTTTTAAAATCACTCGAAAAAGTGAAAAAAGCAATTCAATCAGCAATTGCCGGCAAAAACATCTAATAAAATTAATAGCCATCTGGGGCTTCATACCAGCGAAGGGGGTTTAAAAATGGAAGAACTTAGACAAAGTTTATTAAAAGCAACCAGAAATGATGTTGCATGGGTGATTATAAAAGATAACAGTGATATTTTTGGCAGTAATGCAAGTTATGACGCGTTAGCAATGGCGGGTGGCGCAAAGTTTATACTTAATGCCCGTAGCTTAAAGCATTTCTTGAAATACGAAGGTTATTCATTTAATATAGGAAATGACCAATTCAATAATATAAAATCTTTTTTAGATTTTATCTCCAAGGAATTGGCTAAATGAAAACAGATATCAAACATGGTGGTAAGCGTGAAGGTGCAGGACGCAAAAAACAAGTTCCAGAGGATGCAAAGAAACGTGGGATAATGCTTACAAATGCCGAATATGAAAAAGTATTGGAACTCTTAAAATCTATGCGTGGATAATTTCACCGTCTTACCTTAATTGGTAGGGCGGTAATTTTTTTATAATTTTTATTTTTTGGTACAGGCAATATTATCTATACAGAGCATATATTTAAACAGTAGAGATCACACAGGGGGCGATTGAATGGCATCACAATCAAAACAAATCTATTTTAACATTGATACAGAAAAAAGACTTTTAGATTATGCGAACAGTATTAATTTTTCAAACTGGGTAAAAGAAAAAATTAGAGAGGAGATACAGAAAAGCGAGGTAGAACAAAGAGTAAAAGAAAAACTGGCTGAAATAAATCAGTCAGAAGTCAAAAAAAGTTTAGTTTGGAAAATATAATCATGCATTATATTGGTGGTCGGTGCATAAGCTGTTTTAACAGCAATTGGGAGAACTACACCCTTTGCTGATTTTATATTTTAACGTGTAATAATACCGCTATTTACAAGTACCTTAATTACTAATACGGTTGTGCTTGCACCGATCAATGACCATCCAATAACTACAAGTGGCATTTTTATCACCTCAAAAGTATTTTGTCCGTAAAAAGGAGGCTTTATACATGTATTTTAGTAAAAACCTATTTAATGGCAAACAAAAAGGAATAAAACTAAGTGAATACTTTGTAAAAAAGCAGGTAGCCGCCTTGACATTGCCGCTAGTCTTACTAGTTCAAGTAACAGCCGAAGCGGCAACAGTAAATACAGATGCGATAATAAAGGCGTTCGATCCACTAATAGATTTAGCGATGGCAGTAGGGTATCCACTTTGCTATCTGGGATTGATAAGCGGATTCCTCTTTGTAACGATAGGTCAACGCCACAGGGGTCTAGAAATGATAAAATGGGCATCGGTAGGTTATATTGGGATTCAATTCGCACCAGGAATAATGAGAATCTTAGCGCAAGTGGGAGCCGCAATGCGCCAAGCACAATGACGCACTTACATATTACCCCTGATAACCGACTTGACAATAAAAATGTATCCGATATTTTGCAAACAATTGCCAGTATGTATTTATCTCCTATTCATCGTTGGCATGGAAAGAGAATAAATAAACCAGATAGGGCATCGTGGGAAATTATAATTGATAGAAATAATACTGTTTTTTATTTAACGATTCCAGAACATTGGCAAAGCGTGATGCAAAAGCAGATTGCCGTAGTGTGGCCTAGAGCAACGGTAAAATCAGCACAAGAACCCTTGACTATTCAGCCTACATCTATTGCAAAACTAGAACTTAAAAATCACTTTATGTTTTCGATTAAAACTGATATGCGTACATTGGGAGTACTGCCATCATTACTGGAAGTTAAAAAAATGTTAAGGGATAATGAAAAGATTGCCGTACAAATATTGTTTGATCCTGCTGCTCCTGATTGGTGGCAAGGTGCATCATACGCCTATGAAGAATTCTTAAAAGGTAAAATGCCTACTAGAACACAGTTTAATGGGAAGGCCGCAGGGATGGCAGTAGCAAAGACCTTAACGTGGGCAACTATGGAGACAATCAACGTAGTTGCCGAATTAATGACCGGAGAAGAACAGAAACCAGTAGATATAAGTGGTGTTGATAAAGCTGCAG